GTTTTTTTTTTTTTTAAGGGAGTAATACATTATAGTAGTAAAAAATAAACAAAAACTACATATTGTGTTGCTATCTTAAAGGCATATCATGTGTTAAATGATACGGAATATGGCTATGTTTAAGATCGAAAAAATCGTCTAGCGACATCATATTCAAGTACTCAAAATCTAATCTAAAGACATGTTTAAAAACACGCAAATTACCTTGATGCATAATTTTTAAATTGAGAACCCCATCTTTCTTTTTTCTCAACACATTTTCGTAACCACCAATAAATCTCTCAAAGAAACTAACGAATAATGGTGATGAAATTCCACCTAATATATAATAACTAAATATTCTGGTAAAAGAAACATTCGCACTATTTACATGTGATTCTGGGTACAATACATGTTTAAGTAATTCCATTCCGTCTTTATCCAATCGGTTCTGTTTCATACTGTAACCAATGAATTTTCTTTGTTCGATATCGGTGTTTGGAGGTATCACAAGACACTTCCCAGGATGTAATTCCATATCGAAGAACTTCTTAGCATAAAATGAAATTTTATCCAACTGAGGTGAATCTACTAATTTACATGCGTAATCATCTCCAACTATTTTTTCGTCTTGTGGCGCAAGATCTAAAAAATTTGAAATTGTTCTAAAGATGACGAAATTAGCCATAGAATTCATCAATAGAGTTAGTAGTGTTCCAGTTGGTATTCCGGCTTCACGTTGCAAGATCATGCCATTCGGAAAAGCGATTGCTCCGGAAGTATAATCGTCAACCAGTCGATCAAAAAGATCAGAATCGACGTCATCGTCAAATTTATATAATCTTTTTATTGTTTTAAGAACATCTTGAAGCAAAAATTTCGATCTAAATGAATCCCAAGAGCTGAAATCGGTATTTAAATACCATAAATCTGAATCTTTTGATAAATATTCTCGTAACCTAGAAATGGTTTTCTTTCCAGTTAAAATTAGATTTTGAAATAATTCATCGCGAAATATAAAATCGTAAATCGGTCTGAACATATAATTCTCTAATATAACAGTGGTGTAAGGTGTAACCCAAACTGGACGAGATTTGTTTTCATTAATCGGTGACAAATGTCCTCTCATGGCAAACTTGTAAGGTACAAGATCCCAGTAACCATAACGAAGGTATTGTCGTCGTTGTTTTGCAACACGAAATGCTTCATTTTTGACATCCTCTTTTTTCTTTCCCATATATTCATACCCGGCAGACGTGCCTGTTGGTAATCCTTTGAGCATATCATCGACTGACATCGGTTTAAAACTTCCCGCACGAGAAAACATTCTAAAAACGTCATCGAGTGCATTCCTGTAAGCTGCCCGTTGTTTTGGATTGTTGAAAGCTCGAGTTTTTGTATTAACCGGTTTGCAATACTTAAGCAATGTAAAAAACATTCTTTCAGGTCTTGCTAATTTGTTAAATCCTCGTAACGAATCATAAATATCATAATTCCATTCTTTCATAGCGGTAGCGGCAAAATGATCTAGCGGATCGTAATTTTGAAATAAATTGTAAGATTTTCCATTCATAGAAATTAACTTAAATCCTGAACTTTTAACGGCTAAGGTGAGAAAATCAGATAGATGTAAATTGGCCC